GCTGCAGGAGCTGCAACGCCAGCAGCGCCGCGAGCAAGGCAGCGCCCAAAGCCTCGACGACCTCCGCAAACTGGCGCAGCAACGCGGCTACAAACGCGGCTGGGCAGAGCGGGTGTATCAGGCTAGGCTGGCCAAGCGGCATGGGCTATGAGTGAGCGAGCAGCGCATCCAGCAGGAGATCCGGCTAGCCATCAGCCATGGGGACACCAAGGTCTTCCGCAATAACACCGGCACCCTGCGCGACCAGAACGGCCGTCCTGTGCAGTTCGGCCTGTGCAAGGGCAGCGCTGACCTGATCGGCTGGCGCACGGTCACCGTGACCCCTGAGATGGTCGGCACCCAGGTGGCTGTGTTCCTCAGCATCGAGGTCAAGACCCCCACCGGCAGGCTCAGGCCAGAGCAGCAGCAGTGGCTCGATGCGGTGAAGGCTGCTGGCGGCATTGCAGGCGTGGCGCGGTCGGTGGAGGATGCGTTACGGATTGTGACTGCACAGGGTTGACCACGGCGGCACATGGTGTAGGATTTGGGGGTCCCAAACGGATCCCACCCATGACCCGCACACCTCTCGCCATGCTCCCCTCCAGCGCCACCAACATGGCTGTGCGCTGCCAGTCGGCCTGCATCGCATCGGTCGGGTCAGACATGGAGGCATGGGACCGCTGGAGCGCCAGCCTTGACCGCTGGATGTCGCATCCTCAATTCGACATGGCGGAGTTCAGCCGCCTATGTCGGGTCTACGGGCTCGACTGAGCCCATCATTCCACCCGCTTTAAGCAAATGACAACCACACTGACCCTGATCCTTGCTCTGTTGCTGCTGCCGTTGCTGGTGCTGCTGTGGGCAACGGAGTCAACCGAGCAACGCGCCAAGCGGCTGCGGGGCTACGGCTGGTCGCAGCGCCGCATTGCGGAGCACATGCACATCAGCCGCTACCGCGTCCGCTTAGCGCTCGCATAGAAAACGACGGGGGCGCCACACCCCCGTCATCCCTACCAAAGCCATTCTACCCATGACATCAGACGACTTCTGGACATTTCAAACCGCCAAGCAGCACGGCGGCGGGTTTATCTCACGCCTTGCTGATGCAGGGCTGGTCGCTGACCCCACCAACCGTCAAGTCCTGCTGCAGGCATTCCCGCAGCTCCTGCATTGCTTCGGACCGCAGACCATGATCCACCGTCAACTGAGGCAGAAATGACCATCACAAACGAGGAGTATCACGCCGATCCAGCCGTCAGCGCCAGTCACCTGAAAGCGGTAATGCAATCGCCTTACCACTACTGGAGCCGGTACGTTGACCCCAACCGCAAGCCGGTCGAGCCGACTGCTGCGATGAAGCTGGGCAGCCTTGCTCACTGCGCCATCCTTGAACCAGAGGACCTGCCGAACCGCTACGGCGTGTGCGCACCACGCAACACCAAGGCGGGCAAAGAGCAAGCCGAGCGCATGGCGGCCGAGCGCATGGAAGCCGTCACCGCCAGCGACATGGCACTTGCCATGGGCATGAGCGCTGCGGTGCAGGCGCACCCTGCAGCAACGGCATTGCTGGCTGACGGCAAGGCCGAGCAATCTTTCTGGTGGACTGACAGTGCCACAGGGCTGCGCTGCAAGTGCCGCCCGGACTGGTATCAGGGCAGCACCATCGTGGACATCAAGACCACCACCGACGCCAGCCCGCAGGCATTCGCCCGCAGCGTGGCCACCTTCGGCTACCACATCCAAGCGGCGCATTACCTAGCCGGGCTGCACGGCGCTGAGCGGTTTGTGTTCGTAGCGGTTGAGAAGACCTACCCGCACGCTGTTGCGGTTTATGAACTCGACGCTGAAGCCATTGCATTAGGGCGGACCATGCGGGACAATGGCATGGACGTGATCGCTGGATGCCATGCCGCTAATGTGTGGCCGGGCTATGGCGACACGACCATTCAGACCATCAGCCTGCCTAAGTGGGCGACAAATCCCATCGAAACTGAAACCTTCTAATGTCAACAGCAATTACCACATGGACCCCCGATCAGGTCCAACTGATCAGCAGCACCATTGCACCGGGCTGCACCAACGACGAGTTGCGGCTGTTTGCCTATGCCTGTCAGCGCACTGGCCTTGATCCGTTCAGCAAGCAGATCTACGCCATCAAGCGTGGCGGCAAGATGACCATCCAAGCTGGCATTGATGGCCTCCGTGCCATTGCCGAGCGCACTGGCCAGCTTGACGGCAGCGAAACCTATTGGTGCGGTGAAGAGGGCGACTGGAGGGACGTGTGGCTTTCTTCAAAGCCGCCCGCTGCAGCCAAGACCATTGTCCACCGCAAAGGCAGCCAACACCCGTTTGTTGGTGTTGCCCGTTTTGCGGACTACAACGCTGGCCAGGGGCTGTGGTCCAAGATGCCCGCTGCGATGATCGCTAAATGCTCTGAAGCACTGGCACTGCGTAAGGCATTTCCTGCGGACATGTCCGGTGTCTACACCACCGACGAGATGGACCAGGCAGCAGAGGCGGTCACCATCACAGCAGACAATGCACCTGCATTACCTGCCGTCAAGGCCAAGGACACCAGCAAGACCTTCACTGCCGGTGCTGCCGCCATCGCCAAGGCCAAAAGCCTGCAGGACCTTGAAGACCTGCAACCGCGCATGGCAAAGCGACTGGAGGACGGCGACCTGACGCAGGAGCAGCATGACAAGCTGCTGCAGCAGATGCTTGAAAAGGAGGCTGAACTTGTATCTGACGACTGAACAACTAGCAGCACGCTGGGGCTTAAAACCAAGCACTATCAAGTCTCAGCGGCTGCGTAACCAGGGACCGTCTTATTACACGGTCCCACGGTTCGGCTTGCCTTTAGGTGAGTCGCGGGTCAGGTATCCCATAGCGGATGTGCTGGCCTTTGAAGAATCCAACTCCATTACCCCCATCAATCCATGAGCCTTTATGCAACCGGCGTTGTTCGTATTATTAGCGAACCACAGATTAAGTTTTTTGATTCTGGTACTTGTGTTTGTAACTTCGGTGGTGGCATCAGCGAAGGCAAAGACAAAGAAGGTAATTACATCAATAATGCAATTGATGTAGAGGTCTGGGGCAAGGGCGGCGAGATGATTGCCGACAACTGCAAAAAAGGCGACAGCATCATGGTGACTGGTGCCATCCGCCGCCAGGACTGGACTGATAAGGAATCCGGCGCCAAGCGCAGCAAGCACGTGCTGAATGTGCAGCGGTTTGAGTACCTGCCACGCACCAAGACTGAGGAGGCTGCGTTCTGATGAACGAAGCCGCCATTAAAACAGCATTTGAGCAGTGGTGGCGTGACAGCTATGGGATGCCACCACGCACCCATGCTGTTATGACACACATTGCCTTTGCTGAGTACATCCTCAAGCTGATGGAGCTAAAGCAGGATGACTGAACTCTCCCCCGCCGCAGAGGCGGTGCTGAATGCTGTAACCCTCAAGCGGTACGACGTGCCGTATTTCGCCTGTCCAAGGTCGATTGATCAGATCAAGTCCGATGTTGCTGCCGCCTTGTGGGCTGTTGCGGATCACGTCGCGCCGTTTCCTGGCCGTTACCCAATGAACGAATACATGGAGGGGTTTCGTGATGCCAAGCAAAGCGTTCACCATCAACTCCTCGCCATCGCCACCGAGCTGGAGGGTATCAGTGACTGACCTCGTCAACCATCCGCCGCACTACACACAAGGCGGCATTGAGTGCATCGAAGCCATCCAGGCAGCACTGACCCCGGAGGAGTTCCGGGGTTACTGCAAAGGCAATGTGCTTAAGTATGTCTGGCGTGAAAAGCACAAGCAAGGCACTGAATCCTTGCGCAAAGCCAATTGGTACATGCAGTGGCTGATCGGTTAAACAAAGGCCGCAACTTCACAGTCAACATCCGCATGAGCCGTGAAGAGATCGAAGCTGCTCGCAAACTAGGCGACGGCAACATTAGCATGGGCTTCCGTCATGCCATTAGGTATGCCTGCTGGAAAGACATGCGCCCGATCAAACTCAGCACCATGCTGCGCAGTGCAGCAGTTATGGCACAAGATCTAGAAAATGCCCGCGATTCAGGTTCAATGCCCTAACTGCAACGGGTATAGCACTTATGTGATCGCTACCAACAGCACCGACAAAGGAATCATCCGGCGTCGTAGATGCACCAGTTGCAACTGCCGTTGGTACACAATCCAGCCACATGAGCTGCAGGTTCCAGCCCATGACATCATCACAATCAACAAAAAACCACAACTGAGACATGATCCTCTGTGACACCGAGATCCATGACCTGATCCAGCAGGGCATGGTGCATGACTATCAGCCAGAACTGATCAACCCTGCCAGCCTTGACCTGCGGCTGGGCAACCTGATCATGCTTGAGTCGGTGGAATCCCACCAAATGATTCCGCTGTCGATTAAGGACTACACCGCTGAGCATCCGTACGAGCTGGTGCCAGGGCAGTTCATCCTGGCGCAGACGATCGAAACCTTTGTCATGCCTGAGGACGTGGCCGGGTTGTTTTTCCTGAAGTCCAGCCGCGCCCGTGAAGGCTACGAGAACTTGCACGCCGGTTACGCCGATCCGGGTTGGCATGGCAGCGCGCTAACGCTGGAGCTGAAGAATGCCCGCCAGTTGCAGCCGCTCCCAATCTACCCAGGGCTCAAGATCGGTCAGATGGTGTTTTTCCGCATGAGCCAGCGGCCAGCACTTAGCTACGCCCTGACCGGCAGCTACAACAACGACCAACTTGTGTCAGCCTCCAAGCAGTTCCTCAGCCGCGGCCAGGTGCCACGGCTCGACGCTGCATGAGCTAGCAGCCTCACGCACCAGCCAGTTGATTTGTGATCGCTGGCTGGCTTCTTGCTCTGCCAGCAGCAGTGCATACTCCAAAACTGCATTAAAATCACCGCGCTCGTGTAGCTCACGCAACACCTGGGCATTGGCAGCGCCGTGAAATTGTGCTTCTATCGTGTGAACCAATGGATTCATCATGTCGGACTCTATCAAGGATTATCTCAACAGTATCGCCAAATATCCACTGTTGACACCGCAGCAAGAGATACAACTTGGCAGACGCGTTGCAAGGCTTAAAGAACTGCAACAACTGGAAAGACCATTAACAAAAGACGAACAGCGTGAGATCCGAAGCGGCGAACGCGCTAGGCAGCGGTTTATTCAGTCCAACCTACAGCTTGTCGTGCATATTGCCCGCAAGTACGACAAACGGCAGAACAAGACCCTTGAGCTGATGGACCTGATCCAAGAGGGGAATATCGGCCTGTCCCGCGCCGTGGATCTGTTTGACCCCACCAGAGGCTACAAGTTTTCGACCTATGCCTACTGGTGGATTCGGCAAGGCATTACGAGGGCACTGATCAGTTATGACGCCATGATCCGGCTGCCGATTGGTGTGCATGAGATGCTGTATAAGGTCAACCGCACCATCCAAGACCTCGGCCATCAATTGGGCGAAGCGCCTAGCACTAGCCAGGTGGCGCAGCATTTGGACATGGACCCCAAAGACCTATCCATGCTGCTGCGGCAAAGTTACCGCGTCACCAGCCTTGACCAGTACATTTCAGACTCTGAAAGCAACACCATTGCAGAAACAATTGCAGATCCTGCGTCTAATCAAGAAGACGTTGCAATCCGTCAAGACATACAAAATGTGATGGAATATTTCGCAAAATACCTTGACGAGACAACGCAAACAGTCCTTAAAGCACGCATGATCTGCCAGCCGATGACCTGGTCAGAGCTGGAGCGCATGACCGGCATTAACAAGACACGATTGCACAACATTGAGCAGCGCGGCATCATGCGCCTCCGTATGCTGATGAGCAATCCACTGGCAGGCACGCCCCTTGGAACCGACGATTGAAAGACACGGTGATGTATGGCGTGTTTGTCTAAACGGCATGTGTAGAGATCATGCGCAAGACTGGCAAGCAATCATCTTTTATCATCAGATGCTGAATCAATCAACCAGTCCTGAATCTTTAGAACGCGATCGACGGTCCATGACTCTTGACGGTTAAACCACTCCCGCCATTCCTCGCTACCCTTGCGACGGTTGCAATTCTGACATGCCGGGACAAGATTACTAGCAACTGTGGCGCCGCCTTTATGCCGTGGCTTGACGTGATCTAAGGTGTCAGCCGGAACGCCGCAGTAGGCGCATTCATGCCGCCATGCCTCAAAGATTTGCTGTCTAAATTGATGCTTTGCGCTGCGCTTTGATACGAGGTTGGAGCCATCAATCAAATGATCCACGCAATTCGGGGATGGGTAGCACCTGAACCGATAAGCCCAGGATGTGATCATTAGACGGCGCTAACTCGGTGAGCCGCGCCACAAAGTCATCTGATACTGCTTCCGGGTCGTCGCTGTCGCTTTCCACCACGATGGTGTACTCAATCTCAAGGACGTACTGCCTCATACCGTTGGCCTGCAGGTGATGTCAACACCACCGCGCTCCCGTGGCCGCAACGTCAGCCATATCCCACCAAGTGACTTAGGCATCACGATGCGCTCAATCGCCCAGCCGCCTGTAGCGCCAAACTCCTGCTTGTAGGTGCCGGTTTGCAAGTGCCAGCGCTGCTCAATCCATGCCTTGCCGTTCTCTGCGATGCGGTAGCACGGGTGCGCAACCATGCTGCGCTCGTGGTTATGACCGTTCACCATGATGTCCGCATCAGGCGCGATCTGTGCATAACGGCCGCCCCCCATGGTGCCTTTGGTGACGATGCCGCCCCATGCGCCGTGGTGGAAAAACAACGTGCAACGGCGTGTACGGCCGGCCGGCTGACGGAACGCAAACCGCACAAAGCCTTGATAGCCCATGTGCTCAGTAACGGCGCCATCGTTGCGCATGAGCCGCACCACGTTCTCAAGCGGATCGATCTCTTGGTTGTTGAGCACGGCAGTCTCGTGGTTGCCGTCGCCCATCATCAGGATCATGTCACCGTATGGCCTGAGCAGATCTGCCGACTCGCGGAACACCAGATCGAAGTAATTACCGCCTAGATGCTCTGGCCGGATGTCGCCCTTGCTGCCGCGCCTATCCTTTTTGCCCTGCATCAGGCAAAGCACATCACCAAACATCAACGCATGACCGCCAATCGCCTTGCACTCCTCAAGGTGCTGCAGCAGCAGCTTGCGGTTGCATTTTGGGTTATCTAGGTGGATGTCCGATAGCAGTAGGAAGGTTGCTTCTTCCTTGGTGCTGCTGTACGGTATCCGTATCTCCAAAAGCTCTGGCGATACTCGCGTAGACGTAATCGCCATGCCGTTGGTAGCGGCTTACACAGCGAGTCTAATAGACCCAGCGCACTCGTGGCCTGCCTTTTCGGATGCCTAGATGCACAAATCCTTTAGGTGCGCCATAGCCGACGCTGTACGGCCATTCACGGTCGACCCATGCCTGCACCTTGTTGATGTCAGCGCCATCAACGTAAAAGTCCACAGCTCCCACGCTGGGAGCGTCGTAGAGGTGTTCGCTGCCTGATGCACCACCAACGGCGCGGTTGATCGCCGCTGGACGGTAGCCGCTTGTGATCGTGATGCGCTTCCCGCCAAATGCGGTGCGCACACGCTCCAGGAATGCCGCCAGCTCGGCTGCGGTGTCGATCTGATGCTGGGCAACAAACCGGCGGGCGGGATCACCAAGCGCAAACTCGCCAAGGGTGAAATGCGCAGACAGCTTCGTGCTGAACGGGTCGCTGGGCTTCACCTTGTACGGCAAAGCTTGCGCAGCCTCCCCCCACAGTCTGCCTTCTGCCTGCCGGCGACGTAGCAAACCAGCCTCGACGTTGGTGCCGGGGTTGCGGTAGAGCAGCATCGCGGCCGGCACTGCATCCCAATCTTTTTCACGCAGCCGTTTGCTAATTGTGTCGAACTCTGGCGACAAGCCGTAAAACCCGCTGCCGAGGTTGTAAGCAAAGCTAATCAGGGCGCACTGCTTATCGCCATTCATGGCATTCCAAAACGGCACCGTTGCCCGCAGCTTCTCGGCAATGCGTTCAATCTCTACGTCCAGCAGCTTGCCGGCCTCGACCACGGTAATTTTGTCGCCGCGCTGCACCTTGCGGCCGTCGCTGTACCTGGTGGTGCCATAGCCGATGGTCCAGGGATCGCCGCCGCTGAGCGGGTCTGGGTAAGCCGACAGGTGGCAGCCTTCAAACTCTTTGATCAGCTTTGCCGCCGACTCATAGCTATGCAGCTTGCCGCCCTGCTGCCAGGTCTTGTACCACGGCTGGTCTTTATTAAACAGCTCTGGCGCAACCTTTAACAGCTCGGCTTCTAATTCAGAGATGGCCGCCATCTGATGTGGCGTGCCGTGCTTGTAGTACCGGAACAGGTCGCTCAGCTTGACCATGGTGATTTGATGCTCATAGGACCACCTAGCAACCGGCTGTCGCCGGTCTGCAGCTCATCGTCGATCGGTTCATGCGTAATCACCGGCT